GTTTCATTGGGAACTGTGTATGATCAGATGGAGCCAATTGGGTCAACAACAACCATTGATCTTGGTGACGAAGAAGCCTATGTGGGTGCTTAACACAAGATAAATAACGAAAAGAATACAGAGGAAATAGGAAATGCCTACCACGCTACAATTTAGAAGAGGAACAACAGCACAGAACAATGCGTTCACAGGTTCTGCTGGTGAGATATCTTACGACACAGATAAAAACGTATTAGTCGCACATGATGGAACCACAGCGGGCGGAGAACCAATGGTGGGTGAAGCATCTACGCAAACACTGACAAACAAGACCTTAACAACACCAACGTTAACAACACCAACCATAACCAGCGGAGCATTGAATGGCTCGGCAGACGGAGTTGGTAATATTGGTAACGCAACAGTAGGATTTAATACGGTATTTGCTAAATCAACATCAGCACAGTATGCTGACTTGGCCGAACGTTATGCCACAGATGACATGTATGAAGCAGGAACTGTTGTAGTCATTGGCGGTCCAAAAGAAGCAACTGCTTGTTCAACTGTTGCTGACCATAAAGTGTTAGGTATTGTTTCTACAGATCCTGCTTATAAAATGAATCAAGGCACAGAAGGTCAAGATATCGCACTTACGGGACGAGTTCCATGTAAGGTAGTTGGTCCAATCACACGAGGTGATCTATTAGTAACATCATCAACTAGTGGACATGCCCAAACATGGGATCCACAAAATTTTGTTCCAGGTTCTGTTGTTGGTAAAGCTCTAGAAGCAAAAACTGATGACGGAGAGGGTGTAATCGAAGTAGCTGTAGGCAAGGTGTAACATGGATGAGCGTTATCGCTCAGACTACGAGGGCGAGTTCGTTGTAACCAACAGTCGCATAGTCAACGGCAAGAAAGTCCAGGACCGTGAGTGGGTCCAAAATCCAATTGAAAATCAACACATATCAGGACGTGCCGTCGCGATAGCGGACGGGGCATCCAGATCTAAATTCAATATCAAACGATTACAGAACCATCGAGGTGGCCTGTTAGGCAAGCTCAGGTTACAGTCATACGGTGCGGGCCGCGTCTGTGACGAGATCACATGTAATTTCTACATAACGAAAGATGTGGAAAGGCTACAGAAGTTGGTGGACAGCAAGTACGTGGTCAACACGGTGGTATATTCATCGGCCGGCAAGTTGTTGAAGTTTCCCGGTGAGCTCTATCTCATACCCTACGGCCAGTTACTGAGTGATTGGGCTACTGCCGTTTGGTTACCAGCATTCGATGGACACAGTGAGGTCTTCATGATAGGCTACGACTTTGAGGATGGAAAGAATGCCCAGTTGGCCAATGAGATATATGAGATCATGCAGACATACACCAAGACCAAGTTCATAAGGGTATCCTACCTGGTGAGAGACAGGGTCTCAGTCGACACTCCCGCTAAATGGAAGGACTGCAGAAACTTCTCAGAGATGACATACGATCAGTGGATCAGCTACTGCGATGTCTAAATGACTCCTCGACTACCTTAACCTTACTCTTAACTTCCTCGATGTTCATTGTGGACCATAGACCTGGATGTAGAGGTTTGGGTATCTCATTGTTATTGATCCACGCATAACCCAAGTGTTCGCTGTTTAATAGTGGTGTGAACTCAGTGGGTACCACTGCGAAGAACGTGTGATATACGAAGCGTCCGTCGTTTGACGTGAACTGTTCTATGGGAATGACACGCTCTGCGATGGGAAATGTTCCTATCTCCTCGGAACATTCTCGCTTCATGGCATCCAGTAGGCTCTCCCCTTCCTCGACCTTGCCTCCCGGCAGTCCCCACGTTCCAGGATGTTTGGGATCGTTGCGTAATAGATATAGATATCGCTGTGTGGATCTGGAATAGAACCAGACGCCGACTGCGTTTAAAGGACTAGACTCCAATTTCCACCTCTGTATAAGCCCTGATAACTTCTTACCCACTCGGTACCGGTCCATTTATACTGTATGCCCGTCGTAGCGTTGGTAACGAAATCAGTGATGTTAGTTGATTGATCCGGTGTTTGATTTGATGCGTCCCAGACCACGTTCCATACCCCACCGTCGTATTCTATGATGTCATTCTTATCTGCCACTAGATTGCCCCATGCCACTGCGTTCTCATCATCGCTGGCATTACCTATGGCATCTGTCAATAGATATCGCTGTCCTCTGGCCGCTGTTGCCAATCCCACTCCAGGACCACTGGCTAATGGATCAATGACTGCCGTCAGTGCCGATAGCGTGTTAGTGGGAATGGTATCTGAATCTAAACTGAACAATAGGAACCTGTCATCGCTCGGATGTAGGGCAACAGTGCCCACTATCTCTGTGTCTGTGTGTTCGGATGTCAGTCTGATCTGACTGATGCCATCACGTAGAGCACCATAATTGTCGATGAAGCCCTGCCATTTTACCGGATCAGTGGCACTGATCTCTGCCGGTGCTGACAGCGTGTCCCTCGAGGGATCCACCTGTTCCTGTCTCAATAACTGTAATTGATTGCCTATCAGTATGACCTGGTAACCAAAGGGAGTGATCTTCTGTCTGGTGCCCATTAAGATATCATCATCTACTATGGCATCCGCGGCATTGCCGTCGGTGTCGTATATGGATGCTATGACCTTATGTATCACACCCAGTTTCTTAACTTTAGCAGGCATGGTGATCCATATAGGTATGCTGAATGTCAATGTGGCCATGTCGATGGTTTCATCTGTGCCCGACGGAACTGTCCTAGAGCTCCAGTTAACACCCGTAAGTTCCACAACACTGAGAGATGTCCAGTCGATGTAATTGTCCGTTGACTGTATCTCTAGGCTGGGGTTAAACATGGGTAATATCTGTTCCAGTATCTGTAACTTCTGTTGCGTGTTGGATGCCCACACGTCCAACTGTATGGTCATATTGTATGGCACAGGCATCAAACGTTCTATTGTAAATGCGTTGCCCTGTGTGTTCTCATAGGTCTGGGTGTCTTCGTCCCATGTTCTCTGTTTCAGTGTCTTGCGATCAACGAAGTAGGGTTCTTGTACACGATCTCTAGCGTAATCCAATGCCGTTATATGGAAAGTCATCATAGGAGCACTAGGCATCTTGCTTCTTGAATTCTGTGCGATTATCTGTGATGCCTGTCTCGACGCATCTCCGTATCTCACCGGAACACGTACCAGTGTGGCCGCACCGGAGTCATCAACTCCATATTCGACTTGGTAGTTGGAGAACATCCTCGTGAACTGTATGAGGAAACGCCTTATCTGGTCATCGTAAAAGAAGGGTACTGTCTGTCCTGCCATTAGTTATCCTTTTTGGGGTTAAGCAAGTCACTTAATGCTTGGCTACTTGGTATATTACCCCTGTCCGTTGTTGCTACCGTTGCCCGATTGCTCTGGAACGATTCTTTCAGTGTCTTATTATCTGTATCGCCCGGTGTTAATTCTGTTCTCACGCCATCCTCTACCTTGACCCATCTGGTGCCATCAAATCTAAATAATCTGTTAGGGAAGTAATCCAATCTCAATGCGTAATCACCATTGCTGGGGTTCGCAGGGAAACTTACTCCCGGTGTCACAGGTAACCCGTTCGGTGGAACGTTATTACCGGTCATGTATCCTACTAGGTAACCGTCAACTGTGGGTGTGGTGCCCGGTTTGACAGGTTCATCATCAACAGTCGCTGTGACGTAGAATGCCGTATTGTCATAACCACTGCGTGGAACTTCGACCTCTGCCTGCTGTACGATGGCATCATTGATCTCTTGATCCTTGTTCTTCATCGACACGAAGTCTTCGATGGTTCCTGAGCCAGGATTGTCTGGATCGATCGGTTTGTCCAGGATGTCATCGAATTCCTGTGTGGCCTGCATTGGTGTTGCCTTGACACGCCATAGGTGCGGTAACCAAGTCGGGCTGAAGCCCTCAGCCGCAAATGCCGCATCCTGTATCACATAATATCTTGGCAGTGCCTTGGGTATCAGATTGTTTGGATCTAGCGGATGATAGTCTTTTAAGTTAGGAAACTCCAATACGTCACCTGCTACCAACTTACGTCCCAATGTGTCGATCATGTCATTGTAATGGAACGTAATGAACAAGGTGTCACCGTTCAGGAACAAGCCAAACTGTGATAGATCAAAGTCGATGTCCTGTACGTTATATACACCACGCATGACATAGATGTCGTCATCGTAGTCTCTGTTCCTGTTCTCAAGGAACAATAAATCCTCAACATTTAATGGATCCAAGGTGTCATATGTTGGTTGTGTGACATCGCCCTGATCTCTGACTGAACTGTCGCCCACTATCTTAGGACCCAGATACTTATGGACAAATATATCCACGCCACCTGTGGTGTACATCTCACTGATGGTCTTGTCTAGGAACTTATAGTCGTTAGTCTTGTTTGGTCTGTATAGCGATAATCTTGGCATATTTTATTTTCCGTTGTAACTATTTATCGCCAGTTTTGGTTGACCTAAAAATACAAAAGTGATAAAATAGTGTTATGCTACGAATTGACACTTCAGTTGACTGGCCGAGAGTGGACATGGAACTACAAGAATCCACGAAAAACCTACCTTATCACGTCAGGATAGACCTGGAGAAGATAAACAAAAATATCTGTGATCTCGTTTCTGAGTTAAGTAAAGCGGAAATTGAGTGTCGCAGGCAACACAAGGCAACACGGAACTTTATAGAATTACAGGAAAGATGTAACACAATGATAGCAGACTATCAAAAGATGATCATGATGGGACAACTACTTTGAGCGTAAAACCAGCGAAGATATCGATCGAGGACAGGAAGGCCTACGGTGATGAATTGATGTTTGATGGCCAGCCCTCGGCTGAACTGCGCCAGCGTGAACTTGCTCGCAGGTGTAACTGGTATAACTATACCCAAGACAAGAAAGTCGCCAAGAAGTGGATAGCAGAATGGCTTGAACTAAACAAGCACAAAGCACTGGCCAAGGACTTTACTAAGATCAAAGATTCCTGGACTCCCACATCATGTGGTTGGTATTCCAGGATGGCCTTGATTGGTCTGGAACTAACAGAACACGAACAAGACTTTATCGTAAAACGTTGCCAAGAAGCAATAGCAAATCATCAGAAGTCCGCCAGTGATGATGAAGAAGCGGCCAAGGATAAACCCAATAGACCAAACATACAGGAAATAATGATAGCCAAGGCACACGAGGCCGCGGCCGAGATTGATGCTATATGGGACAAATACTGTGAGGGCGAAATGAGAGCCAGTGAGAAACCAGACAGCATACAACAGGTATTAGCCAACTATAATATCCTGGCACAGCATGTCTCTCTGGTCAAAGACATGTGGATTAAACAGCAAAATGAGCTCAAGGATGCTGTTGCTGACGTAGACGCTGATTTAAGCGAGGGCTACGGTTGGGCGACTAAGACCCAGCAAAAGAACATGATCAACTACTGTGCGGCGATTATAGCAGAATTAGACGCATATCATCAGAGCAAGAAGGCTAAGGTAGGCACAAGAAAGAAAAAACCACAGCCACCAGAGAAGATCGTCAGGAAACTGAAACACATGAGACGATACGAGGAGTTCAAGTTAGAAACGGTAGAACCTACTAAAATTCTTAAGTCAAGCGAGCTCTGGGTCTACAACACCAAGAACCGCAAACTACAATACTACGTCGCGGATGACTATGCCAAGGTCTTTATGGTCAAGGGCACCAGCATCCTGGGTTTTGACACCAACAAGTCAAGCCAGAAGACCTTGCGGAAGCCAGAGGACTTCCTCAAGCAACTACGCATGGCAGGCAAGCCAGATAGCCGTAAACTGTTCGATGACCTAAAGACCACGGCCACGTCAGTCAACGGTCGCTTCAACGAGAACCTAATCATCATTAAAGCAACTTAATCAACGTCTCCGATAAATAGTTACAACGGAGAAGACAATGGCTACATTAACAGAATTAAAACAGGACGTGTTTGACTACGTTGCCAATCGCTTGGGCGAGGGCATAATCGACACAGAACTCGATCCCAAACACTACGAGACGGCATATTCAAAAGCCTTGCTGACATACAGAGCTAGGGCACAGAATGCTCACGAGGAATCTTACTCCCTGTTACAACTGACAGAGAATCAGAATGTCTACACACTTCCAACGGAAGTTCAATCGGTCAGACAGATCTTCCGTAGAACGATGGGAGATGCCACAGGACCTTATTCATCAAGTTTTGATCCGTTCTCATCAGCAACACTGAATGTCTACCTATTGAACTACTCCTATGCGGGCGGACTGGCAACATTTGACATGTATAGCCAATATGTCGAACTGGCCATGCGTATGTTTGGCGGACATATGAACTTTAACTACGAACCCGTGACCAAGAAGTTAACCATAATGCGTGATCCAAAGGCAAGCGGTGAGGAACTGCTGTTATGGCACTATAACTACAAACCAGAGGTGGTGTTATTACAGGATCCACCTATCCTACAATGGTTACGTGACTATACCTACGCCGGTGGTAAGATGATTATTGGTGAGGCACGTGAGAAGTTTGCCACGATCGCTGGTCCGGGCGGGGGTACTCCGTTAAACGGTTCGGCCATCAAGGCAGAGGCACAGGCAGAGATGGATAGGCTCATCGCTGATCTGGCAACATTCACAGATCACTCAGAACCATTGAGCTGGGTAATCGGTTAATGAAGATATCCGAGATCATAACTGAAGGTATGGTGTTTGCCCGTGTGGGCAAGGGCGGTACCGGAAAGGCCAAGGTCAAGATGAAATGGCGTTGCGAGACAGGTAACCGAGCAGGTAGGTTAGTATCAACTCCTAGCCAGTGTGGAGCAAATATCGATGTTGCTAAACGGGCTCAAATGAAAAAGACACGTGCTAGGACCAAGTTTAGACAGGCACGTAAGGCAAAAAGGACCAAAAAGGTAAACGTAGCAAGTCGTATAATGCAAGCTCTAAACAAGTTCAAACGCAGGGACGCACTCAAGAAATCACTGAAACCAAAGAAAGTGGCCACGTCAAAACGTGCCAAACCAAAAACACCCTTCCTAAAGAAGATATCTCCAAAAGGACCTAAACGCAAATAAGGTTGACATAAAATCCATATGGTAGTATAATGCTAGTATGGATTTAATGATCGACATAGAAACACTAGCAACAGGCCCAGACGCTATGATTATGACCATAGCGGCTCAGGTCTTTGACCCACTATCCACTGGCTGGCCTGACAGGCATTTCTATGCTAGAGTAACACCCGAAAGCCAACCAAATCGTAAGACAGATGACAACACCATTGAATGGTGGGCACATCAAGTTCCAGAAGCACAGCGAGAAGTATTTGAGGAAGTAGGTCGCAGAGATCTACACGAGTGCTTGGATGAACTAGGCAAACTGATATGGCAAAGCAACAGGATATGGGCAAACGGGCCTACATTTGATATGAACATATTGGAACACGCTTATAAAGAACTTGGTGTTAGTTTGCCCTGGAAGTTTTGGAATGTCCGTGATGCTAGAACAGTATACGCACTTTGGCCTGATTGTCCTCAAGCTAAATCAGCAAGCCACCACGCATTAGATGACTGTAAACGACAAATTACAATGCTACAAGACTGTATCAAACATCTAGGAATCACAAAACTAAAATGATCATAGCCATAAGCGGACTCATAGGATCGGGCAAGGATACGGTAGCAGACTACCTAGTTAACATACACGAATACAGGCGAGAGAGTTTCGCAGGCAATCTCAAGAATGCCATGTGCGAGATATTTGGATGGGATCGTGACATGCTAGAAGGTCGTTCAAAATCTAGTCGTGAATGGCGTGAACAGGTAGACGAATGGTGGGCAGAACGTTTAGGTATTCCGCACCTAACACCTAGATGGATTCTACAGCACGTTGGCACAGATGTCATCAGAGGACACTTCCATGATGATATGTGGTTAGCAAGTTTAGAGAACAAACTACGCAAGACAGATGACGATATCGTTATTTCAGATGTCCGTTTTAAAAACGAAGTTAAGATGTTAAAAGATCTGGGTGCTGTTTGTATTGAAGTTACCAGAGGTGATAGACCCGGTTGGTATCAGCATGCCGCGGCTAATGATGTTAGGACATTGGAAAAGTTAGGAGTGCATAGATCCGAATACGATTGGATCGGCACAGACTTTGATGCCACACTGGATAACAACGGATCGTTAGACGATCTATACCAACAGGTAGAACTTCTACTTAACCAGCCTGCCTAGTCAAGAAGTTGACCCTGGTGTTGCTGGGTTTAAAGTACTCATCGACTGTGGTCACAACAGTTTCAATATCAAACTGCTTACAACTGAACACATCAAGATAGAGATCTCCGGTAGAGTCAATGAAGTGAGCAACTATCGTGGATGTCACGATGATCTGTACGGCAGTCAGTCCTGCCTTGTCCGGGAACTCGGCGGCAGTGTATTCCACCCTTGTCTCTCCGATGGGCTTCATGTCAATGCGTTTCATGAGCTCCTTGATGAACTCCTTGACCCCGTCGATGTCCTTGATGCTGTCTCGGTCACAGTCATGACAGTCCAGCGTTAAGTGATATCCCCAATATTGTGATGCCATATGTTACTCCTTAAATGATTACTTATCTGGTGTTAGGTCACCAAGTTTCCAATTTGATTCTCTGTGCACTATGGCAGAACAATTTAAACAGACGCTACGCAAATTCAATAGGTCAGCGTTGTTAAGATTACCGTCCATATGATATACCATTATCTGACTGCCGTGCTTGGCACGGAAACCGCATAGGTCACAAGTACCTTTTTTGGCATACCCCTTGCTTCTCCATCTAGGTTCGGGAAGTCGTATCTTACGATTCCTATTGATGCAGACCATGCAACGGCTACGATAGTATGTCTTGCCGTTGCGTTTGTAGTTAATGGCACACATGTTATGCTTACAAGCACCGCAGATAGGTCTTTTCATATACGATATTTATAAAAGTTAAACCTTTATAAAGGCTCTTTAATACCGCAAGATTACAGCGAATTGAATAAATATTCGTAACAGTTTAAGAGGATTAAAATTATGGCATTAGTATCCCCAGGAGTCGAGGTAAGCGTAGTTGATCAAAGTCAATACGTTCCTGCACCGACGAATTCAGTTCCTTATATCTTGATTGCGACAGCACAAGATAAGACAAGTGGAACATCTACATCGACAGCGACTGGCACGACAGCGGCCAACGCTAACAAAGTTAATTTGGTAACAAGCCAGAGAGAATTGGTTTCATTATATGGTAACCCGACTTTCTACAACACAAGTGCTGGTACACCAATTAACGGTTATGAACTAAACGAATACGGCTTATTGGCGGCATACTCCGTGTTGGGTATTTCCAACAGAGCATACGTACAGCGAGTTGACGTTGATCTGAACGCATTGGCGGCATCATTGGCACGTCCATTGGGAGAGGCAACTAACAACTCATGGTGGTTAGATACTGCCGAGACCAAATGGGGCATACATGAATGGTCAGCATCAACAGAGACATTTACCAATAAAGTTCCGACAGTTATCACATCAACAGATGACTTGACCGGCGGCGTGCCTAAGACATCTATCGGTGCTGTTGGTAGTTACGCTGTGGTTGCTACGAATGCCAACAATCCAGTTTACTACAAGAACAGAGACAACAGTTGGGTGTTAGTGGGATCAGATGATTGGCATAACAGCCATGCTACCGTGACAGGCACAGTTTCATCTGCTTCATTAACGAACGGAAACAGCATAGTCATCCAAGGTACGACAGTTACCATTGGCGGTACTACGCTAACAGACCTTAAGACTGCTATCAACTCAGCGGCTATCGCTGGTGTTACAGCAGATGTTGTTAACAACAAGATTGAGATCTACGCTGACTCAGAAGTGTCAGTTGATGGATCAAGTTTAGAAGGTGCTTTAGTATTAGCAAACGGCTCAGGCTCTATCCTCACTGACGCTGGTTTGTCAGCGGGCACATATTACTACCCAAGATTACAACAGTCACAGCACTATACCAACCCACGTTGGAAGTCAACTGACACTGCTCCTCGTCCTACAGGTTCTGTATGGATCAAGACCACAGCAGTTAACAACGGTGCTGAGCTAGTTATTAAGAGATACAACTCAACCACAAACGTTTGGACTACAACAAGTGCTCCTATCTATGAAAATGATCAGACAGCACTTAAGAACATCGATCCAAGCGGTGGTGGTAAGAACGTTGCGGCTGACACATTATATGTTCAGTATGACTCAACAGAGGCAGACAACGCAACTTACAAGGCATATTACAGATACGCAACAGGTGAGACTGTCGTCACAACAAACAACGACACATCAACACCGACATTCGTTGCGTCTGAGACATTCACTATCCAAGCAAGTGCTAAGAACTCAACGACTTTAACTTCGGCGGTTACTGTTGCATTGAGTGGTACAACAGTTGCTGACTTCGTAAGTGATTTCAACAGTGCCAACGTTGCCAACACTGTAGCAAGTGTCACAGCAACAGGCGAGATCCAGATCAAACACACAGAAGGCGGTGTTATCGTACTTAAAGATACATCAGGTACTCCTGTTGCTGATGCTGGCATTTCAAGCACATTGGATAACGTTAGAGCAGGTAATGACTCAGACTTAGTATTATCTAACTATGTTCCATTAACATACACAGCAAAATTAAGTGAGCCTACACAGGATCCAGCAGATGGTACTTACTGGTACTACTCAGCGAGCGATCAGTGGGATATCATGATACAGGACGGCGGCGCTTGGAAGGGTTATCAGAACGTGGATCCAGATTCACGTGGCTATGACTTATCAGCAACTTCGCCAAACGGTCCTATCGTGAGCGCCAGTGCTCCAACATTACAGTCAGATGACTCGGCACTTGTGTATGGTGATCTTTGGATCGACACCAGTGACTTGGAAGACGTTAAGATCAAGCGTTGGCAGTCAGTGAGCTCAGTTGATCAATGGGTGACCATTGACAAGACGGACCAAACGACAGAGAACGGTGTGTTATTTGCTGATGCTCGTTGGGCAGGCAATGGCACGACAGATCCTGTCACCGACGACTTACCAACAATCAAGTCATTATTGACAAACAACTATCTTGACATTGACGCACCTACGGCAACATTATATCCAGAAGGTATGTTATTAGTTAACACTAGACGTTCCGGTTTCAACGTTAAGCAGTTTGATTCAAACAGATTTAACGGCGTTGACTATCCAGATGACACTTTACCGACTGAGAAGGATGCTTGGGTTACGGTTTCAGGTAACAAGGCAGATGGCTCAGCATATCAAGGACGTAAGGCTGTACGTAAGATCGTAACAGACAAGTTAAAATCAGGCGTGGACGCAAACACAGCGATCCGTGAGGAACAGAGACAGTTTAACTTATTAGCGGCACCTGGTTATCCAGAATTGATCCAAAACCTAGTAACATTAAACAACGACAGGAACAACACAGCATTCGTGGTCGGTGACACACCGATGAGATTGGAAGACACAGGTACTGCTGTCGTTAACTGGGCAACGGATGCGTTCGGTGCTGGTATTGACAGTGAAGACGGATTAGTAACAGCAGACCCATATGCGGCTGTGTTCTATCCATGTGGTAGGACAAACGACCTCTCAGGTAACACTGTTGTGGTTCCACCAAGCCATATGATGCTAAGAACGATAGTAAGATCAGATGAGATCGGTTATCCTTGGTTAGCACCAGCAGGTGGATTACGTGGTACCATCGATAACGCGACAGCACTAGGTTATGTCAGCTCATCAACGGGTGAGTTCACACAGACCGCTGTCAGACAGGGACTACGTGACACGTTATATGAGAACAAGGTCAACCCATTGACTAACTTACCGGGCGGTGGCTTACAGAACTACGGTCAGAAGACCGTAGCATCGACTCCATCAGCACTTGATAGGATCAACGTATCAAGACTCGTTGCTTACCTACGTGACAGATTAGAGACACTTGGTAGAAACTACATCTTCGAACCAAATGACACATTGACACGTAACGAGGTCAAGCAAGCGGCTGAACAGTTACTGAACGATGTTACTGCTAAACGCGGTATCTATGACTACTTGGTTGTGTGTGATGACACTAACAACACACCAGCACGTATTGATAGAAACGAACTTTATGTTGACATCGCTATCGAACCAACCAAGTCGGCAGAGTTCATCTACATTCCGATCAGAATCAAGAACACTGGCGACATACAGGCAGGTAATTTATAGTATAGAATAATATACGCAGATAATGGCACTTCGGTGCCATTTTTTGTGACCAGCAGTTGATAAATACGATACATAAGAAACAAGGAGAAATACACATGGCAGTTTCATCATTAACAAAAATGACAGTGCCTTTAGCATCAGATCAGTCTAATGCTACACAAGGTCTGTTAATGCCCAAATTAAAATATCGTTTTAGAACGGTATTTGAGAACTTAGGTGTTTCAACACCAAGAAGTGAACTAACCAAACAGGTTATCTCATTCGCTAGACCATCAGTGAGCTTTGATGACATGACTATTGACCTATACAACTCACGTATGAGATTGGCAGGTAAGCACACCTGGGAAGATGTCACAGTTGAATTACGTGACGATGCTTCTGGTAGTGTTGCCAAGCTCGTTGGTGAGCAGTTACAGAAACAACTAGACTTCATGGAACAGTCATCAGCCGCGGCTGGTATTGACTACAAGTTCATCACACGTTGTGAAGTGTTAGACGGCGGTAACGGTGCTAATGAACCAAACGTGTTAGAGACATGGGAACTATACGGTTGTTACCTAACATCAGTTAACTACAACGACTTGAACTACGGTGAATCAGCACCAGCAACAGTGTCATTGACTATTAGGTTTGATAACGCTGTACAAACACCATTGGGTGCCGGCGTTGGTACTAGTGTTGGTAGAGCATTAGGCGAAGTAGTTACAGGCTAATTTAGATGGCAGGCATCTTCGGGGACATTCTTAAGGGGTTCCTGGGCAGTGACTATCTAAAAGATTATAGGCACGCATCCAAGACCTTTAGGTCGGCTGGCTACGAGCTCGCACCACGTTACAAGTTTTTATTTCATGTGTATTTTAACTTGAACGTGGCAGAGTTGCCTAGTCTTAGGTCAGCATTTGGAGCGACGGACCAAAGCAAGTTGAGCTTGTTGGTCAAGAACATCACGTTGCCTAACTATTCTATTGATGTTGATACCTTCAATCAATACAATCGCAAGAGACTGGTACACTCGAAGATCAATTACGAACCAGTTACCGTGGAGTTCCACGACGACCATGGCGACTTGGCACGTAGCCTATGGTTCAAATACTTCCAATACTACTACAAGGATCCCAGCCAGCCCTACGGAACGGTAGAGGGCAACACGGCATTATCAAATCAAGCACCTGGTGCCAGATCTGATTACAATAGAAGAGATATCTATGATCAGCAACGTGCCGGCAACGATTGGGGTTATTCAGCGGAAGATGGCGGTTCTGGAACGAAACCGAGCTTCTTTAAGGACATCACGATATATGGCATGAGCCAACATAACTTCGTGTCATACACATTGATCAATCCACAGATCACATCATACAGACACGACACCTATGATTATTCTGAAGGTGGCCAACCAATGGCCAACAGCATGGAGATCAGATATGAGACAGTCAAATACGGTGCTGGTGCCATCAATGGTAGCACAGGAGCACCTATACCAGGTTTCGCACAGGCAGAACACTACGACAAGGAGCCAAGCTCATTGAGCCGTGCGGGATCCAACAATAGCATACTGGGCCAGGGAGGCCTGCTAGATGCTGGTGTTGGTGTTGTTGAGGATCTGGCATCAGGTAACATACTGGGTGCGGCCAAGAAAGTGGGCAGAGTCGTACAGACTGTTGATAGAGATGGAATCAAAGGAGCCAAGAAAGAAGTATTGGGTGCCGTGATCAGAGAAGGAATACCTGCGGCCACGAAGGCAGTTACTAATTTCCCAACCCCGCCCAGAAAGGCTGAATATAACTCAAACCTTCCTGATTCGGCATTAGAGAACTACGTGGCATTTCCAAATGGTCCTAAACAGGATACAACTACAAACAACAGGCCAACAACTTTGGTCAACGCGAATACCAATTCGCCTGTAAACACCGCAGGTGGCCCAGCCCCAGGAGTCAGGGGATATTCTAGATCTGACTTGACGGAGACCATCACCAATGCCGACGGTAGCGTGACCACGACGACAAGACAGACAGTAACATACAATGGTCCCGTGAACAGCACCGCAGAAATCAACAGAAACACATAATGGTAGGTTAAATACTATTATGGGCACAGTTAACGTAACAAAAGACACACAGGAACAGTCAGTAACACTGACAGATGAGTTCTATAAGAAGACCACATCGATCAGTCAGAATGACTACGAGATAGTTAGGACATTCTTCAAGTCATATGGATATGATAACGACATCGCAGATGACTTCACTGCGGTATTCTTCCAGATCCTGGACGCATACAACATAACACAAGACGAACTGCTCAAGGAATTCAAGGCCTCGGGAGATGCCGTTACACTATCACAAACGGTGGCATACTATCTCAACGGCCTTAGATCAAAATCAACTTTGGTGGGCGTCAGCGTGGTACAACAACCTAACTATTACGCGGCCCGAAACGTGGTCAAGTAATGGCCAAGTGGGCACAGGGAGACTACGTCCTACTCAATCCCGAGAAGTACGTGGGCACGAAAGGACCCCACTACCGCTCAGGTTGGGAACACGCTTTCATGAGATTCTGCGACACACACCCTAGCGTCACCAAGTGGGCCAATGAGTCCGTCAAGATACCCTACAAGGATCCTTTCACTGGCAGACAACGCAACTACATACCTGACTTTTTAGTACAGTACCAGAACAAACATGGTAAATTAATAACGGAACTGGTAGAAATTAAACCAAAGAACCAGAGCATCATTGAGAGCAAGAACCAGAACCGTAGGTTGAGAGAGACAGTTGCCCTCAATCATGCCAAGTGGGAACAGGCCGCTCGTTGGTGTAAGGCCAACGGCATAACCTTCCGTGTGGTAACAGAGGAAGACATATTTAGGAGTGGTGCTAGATAATGACTAAGAAATTAGAAGAGATGTTTGATCTTGATCCCATCGAGGAACAGGAAGAGAACGAATTAACGACACCGATAGAACAGGCAAACACACCCATTCCCGCGGATACCATTAAGAATATCGATAAGATAGAGTCTGCACTACCCACGGTAAAGGGACTGGAAGCCAGCGATCAGGAGATGGATGAGCTGGGACAACTGGCACAGGACTCCTACAAGGACCTGATGGATCTGGGAATGAACGTGGATTCACGCTTTGCCAGTGAGATATTCGGTGTGGCCAGCGGTATGCTAGGACATGCCATAACCGCAAAGACGGCCAAGATCAACAAGAAACTGAAAATGATTGATCTACAGTTGAAGAAGGCACAGTTAGATCAGAGAGAAAAACAGATAGCACACAAGAAGGGTGAGAACATAGAGACGGGAGAGGGACACATCCTGGATCGCAACGAACTCCTGGAGCAACTACTGAAAAATAAAGACTCAAATGAATAAAACTGTATAAATACAGTCAAGGTAGGGAAAAATTATGAAAACATATTACGAATATTTAATAGAAGCAGAACAGACTTACAAGTACAGGGTCAAGGTTGCTGGTGGATGTGACGCAGAGTGCCTGAAGGAACTCGAATCACAGTTGGGCAAGTTCGATCTAGTGAACATGAGTTCACCCAAGACGACACCTGTCATGGAACAGCCAACTGATTTTCCTGGCGTCAAGAACATGGAAGTCTGCTCATTTGACGTTGAGATGGCATATCCAGCAAGTGCTGACGCACTATATGAAATGCTTGAGGCATGCACGAACAAGCCCAAGTCTCAGATCAAGGTGGTCAGCGAGCATTTCGCTAAATCCTGGGAAGAGAACGAGGGTTCCGAGCCAGAGGAAGGCCCGATCCTAGAGAAGGACATGCCGGACTGCCCGGAAGCCAAGAAAGCAGGTGAGGATTATGCTGATCCATCACACGCCCTACCAGAAAAGACAACGAGATTCAAGTTTGCGGCTCCAGAAACACCAAAGGCACAGACAACAAATGATTTACCGATGGGTGATAAGTCAGCCATGGGTAGCGTGAAACCAAAACTACCAGACGTTAAGTCGTTTGCTAGATAGGAGACATAGACCATGGAAATGTATGACGTATTAAACAAATTAAAACAAATTGAAAACCCAAATGAGGATCAAGCAAGAGCCATTGAGAACGCAGAGAAGATGAACAACCCTACCAACCCTGCGACTACCAATACTCTAATGCCTCAAACACAAGAAGTTTCGGCAACAGGTCAAGACGTATATCAACCTGTGGCAGAAGAAACTCCTGTAGAATATGCTAAACTAGCAGGTATCCAAACATTAAATGTTCAAACAGATGCTCCTGACACTACAAACGAGTCAGTTGAAGTAAAAGAAAAAGCGTTAACAGAAGCAGAATGGTTTGTAAAAGCCACTGATCTTGTTACATATGAAATGGATGTAGAAGCAAACTCTAAACAAGAAGCTGAAGCAAAGGCGTATGATATCTTACAGAGCGAAGATAAGGAAGACTACTCAGCAGGCGGCGAAGGTGCAATAGTCCAAAGTGTTCAGATGTATGAAGGCGTTGAGGAAACGATCGAAGAAGCAAAACCAGACTTCCTAGACTTGGACAAGGATGGCGACAAAGAAGAGTCAATGAAGAAAGCGGCCAAAGATAAAGAAGATATGAAAGAAGAAGACACTACTCCAGAGCAGTATGAGAAGAACGAAAAAGTTTCTGAGGAAGTAGAAGAAATTGAATTAGACGAAGCATATGATCCTGCCCATGTTAAAGGTATCGTTGACAAACATGAGAAAGAAGGACACAAAGTTCAAATGGATCGTCCAGAAGATGGTGCTCAAGGCTTTACTGTTACATTCAAAGATGGCAAGAAACGCCATTACAAATATACACAAGGCGGTGTTAAAGTTCAATCATTGGAACCTGAAGAGCCACTAGTGGATCCAGATGCTCCTAAGAGAGAACGTGGACGTCCCAAGAAGGAGTCAGAGGAGTTGAACCTAGACTCTATGATGGAAGACTTCGAGAAGAAATACACAGAACAGTTGAATGAGGGTGTCACATTGACACAGTCAATCGATGATCAAGGTAACGAGAACGTGAACGTCAGTGCTAACGGTGATCACGTTGACATGATCAAGAATCTACTAAAACTATCTGGCATGCGTTCAGATGGATACAAGGAATACGAGGGCGAGGAAGAGGCAGTCGAGGAAGAAAGAGAGATCGAGTACTCCAACACTCCAAAAGAACGAGTTGCTGACGTTGACACACAGTTGAACAAGATGTCAGGTGGCGTTAACGAACCCAAGCCAAAGTCAGCGGCAAAATCTAACTCATTCCCCTTACATGAAAAGGAAGAAGATCTAGCAGAGAGCATGATGGATCTTTACAAGGAATATAAGGATTCTGAATAATGTCTTTCAAGAAGTATCTAGCAGAAGCAGAGAGGAGCCATGCCAATCCAGTAACGGATGACCATGTTGACTTCATCATTAACCTAGACACGGTGATCGAATCCATCGTTGAATCACACGATGACGAGTCAATCACATTGATCATGGATGAGGACTGCCAGGCCATGCTTGAAAGTTGCGGATGCCAGTTTGAACCAGGCGTTGAGTTCGCAGTGTTCGACGAGGCAGAGTACCAGGGCAAACAGGTAAAACTGAATGATCCCATCAGGACCTCAGAGAATCCAAAGAAAAAATTCAAGGTATATGTCAAGGACCCCAAGTCAGGCAACGTGAAAGTTGTACGCTTTGGCGATCCCAACCTATCAATCAAGAGAGACGATCCAAAGAGACGTAAGTCATTCCGTGCCAGACATGGCTGTGACAAGGCGTCTGCGAAAGACAAGACCAAGGCAAAATACTGGTCGTGCTACCAGTGGCGTAAAGGCGCAAAGGTCAACAACTAATGCGTGCCAAGGACTTCATAACTGAGGCTCCTTACGGTGGCATGGGCGGCAAGCGTCCCGGAAAGATGAACAAGCAACACGCCGCGGCAACTCCCGGAGCATATACAGCAGACATGGACAGATACTATGGCATGTATCGTGCCAGCATGTTGATGGCACGTGCCCCTGGTGACGATTCAGACATAGACACAGAAGCATTCATAACAACCAGACCATACATGGGCGCCTACACAGAGGCAGAACGCAAGATGATTGATGCCGCGAACAAGGCCATGGGTCTCAAGACAAAACCAGAAGCAGAGGGACCATCCGGAGAGATGGAAGATACCAATAAGCAATCACCAGTGATGGGAGCAAAATGGCAGAGGAAAAAGAACAAGTAAGGTGTAAGAACTGCGGGTGCAACGCACACTGTGGCATGAGTTGCCAGGAGTGTTGGGAATGTACCGAGTGCGAATGTACCTACTGCGAGGACTGGGAAGAATAGATTTTTAAAACATTAACCGGGGGGTTAAGATGTACGAGTATAGAGTTCACGTCAATAGAGTCGTTGACGGTGACACGGTAGACGTGGATATAGACTTAGGATTTGGTGTTTGGTTAAAGGATGAGCGTGTAAGAATAATGGGCATTGACACACCAGAATCAAGAACACGTGATAAAGTAGAGAAAGTATTTGGTTTAGCATCAAAGGCTAGATTAAAATCACTGCTAGGAAAGACAGCAATTCTTAAAACACAAATCAATAAAAATGGAGAGGATATGAAAGGCAAATTTGGACGTATCCTAGGTGACTTCGTTGCACCCGACGGAAGAATGGTTACGGACATTCTCGTTGAAGAAGGACACGCTGTTGCATACTTTGGCGGATCAAAAGAAGAAATACAAGCCAAACACCTAGTCAACAGGGAAAAACTGTTACGTGAGAACGTCGTGGACAGGGCAGAGTATGACGCGGCAGTGATCAAGGAAGCACGAGAGAAGAAATGAAGATCAGAGAAGTAGTAAACGAGAAGAAGACCAAGCAACGCCTAGATCCCAAGTGCTGGAAGGGTTACAAGAAACAGGGCACCAAGATGAAGGGCGGAGTCAAGGTCAACAACTGCGTTCCTAAATAACATCGTTCCGTTAAGGTAAATAGTGTTATGGCACTTAACGGAATATCAACACAATCATCAAAACAGCTCAAACAAGAGCAGAAACTTGAAATCGCCGAGGCAAAGAGACAGGGCAAGACGGTCACAGCCGCGGCAAGTTCATACTCCATCACGGGCAGTGGTGATGACACTGTCAACTATTACAGATCACTAAACGTAGAGAGCATTGATCTATTACCAACGAAATACTCTGGCAACGCCATAGTAGATAATACAGCGGACGGCGACGTATTGACCTTGGGGAGACCATGGGGAGCGGCCTCGGTAGGTGTGTTAGTCACACCGGCAGATGATCCAGAAGAAGCAGTTTCACCAACCACGTTTGTGACCTTACAGTTCTGGTATGATGGTGCTGACACTGATCAGTTCGTTCCGAGTGCGACTGATGAGGGCAAGATCACTCAGTGGACTGATAAATCCGTCCTGGCACATAATGCCAATCCAAGTGGTGGTGCCGCGGCGAGACCAAGTTACGAGAACACCACACCGTTGAACGGTTATGGTTACTTAGAGTTTGACGGCAATGATCATTTAACTATCAACCCATTCACTGATCTACAGAGCCAACCAGGCTTCACGATGTTCATACTCAGCAAGTTTGATAACACCACGGGCACCAAACACCTGTCAGACACCACTAGCGGTGACTTGGCCATGTTCGCCAATGGCACGACAATGACAGTGGGCATGGAGGGTGCGACAGCAACAGTGGCTAGTGAGGCTAACACCAATTGGGCCATACACACATTAGCGTTTGACGGTAGCCAGACTGGCAATGCCGCAAGATTAGTATACAGAAAAGATAAGACTGCTAAGACACTGTCATTCACGGGCACCGTGGGAGCGACAACCAACGCATCACAGACAACATTTGACTTAGGTAATGAGAACGGTGGCGGGTCAAACGGACACGTGGGCTACATGGCAGAGGCCATACTGTTCAAGAAGGCACTGACCTCCGCAGAGATACAGAACATTGAGAACTATTTGAGCAACAAGTGGGATTTATAAGGAGTTAACGTGTTTACCAGGATTAATGTTCCCTTAGTCCAAGATCCTAAATGTTCAACACCATTGGTGTTCGCACCCTACGCCAAAGACTTCCAATACTATGACAAGGATGGCTTCGAGCTCTGCATGGCAGAACGCAGATACTACGACATGGAGCGCCATCCCATCACTGACCCCATACTGAACCATTGTTGTTGGCAACAGACATGGTTGAAGATAGATCATCCCAAGCTCATACTGGATCATGCCATGCTGTTACACAGATGTGACTTCCAGGACGGAGCACGTGAGCAGTTGACGGAGATCAAGAAGAGGATACCACAGGCAGACCTACTGTTACGCACCAGACAGCAGTGGGGGTGGGACTTTGACTTGGACGGTGTCACCGATGACGGAGAGGTCTTCGAGGTATTGCACGTCGAATTGGACTTCAACGACTTCGAGCAGTTCGAGTCGAGGCTGTACGAGTTCGAGGAACGCATAGAACAGATAGATTGGGACTATGCCGCGGAACGCATATGGTCAATGAGGGATCATTGGCTACCCCTAAAAGGTTTCGCACAGAATGATTGGAAGGCTAAGTATTTGCTAGGATGGGACCGGAGTGAATACACTGAAAAAGCCGTATAAGGAGTTCGCTCCGGACTACGAGATCATAAACACCACCAAATTTATCTACCACCCGTAATAGACACGATAAGTAAGTCAAACAACTAGGAAAGAGAAAATGTTTGACGCGGCAAAATTAAAATTATACTACGACTTCCTGCTAAACACTATGAAGGACGAGGGAGAGATTCCTGAGCTACAAGCGGTAGTGGGTCAGGTAGTGGAACAATTCATCAAACCCTTAAAACTTAAAAAGACAGCCAAGATATTGGACGTGGGCTGTGGCGTGGGCTACTTCATGGATGAGATGAAGTCGATGGGCTACAAGGACTTGACCGGAGTCACATGGACCGCGGGTGACATCGAGGCCTGTGGGAAGAAGAAACACAAGGTCATCAAGGGAGATATCAACTTCATCAAGGACGATGACGACAAGTATGATCTCATATTCTGTAGGCACTCTCTCGAACATTCAGTGTTCCCCATGATCGCTCTCATGGAATACAACAGATTGCTCAAGAAGGGTGGCTTGCTGTATGTCGAGATGCCGGCTCCTATGAATGCCCGACAGTACGAGAATTGGGACACGCATTATTCCGTGATGAACGAGGTTATGTTACAGAGCCTCATCATGAGGGCGGGATTTGATGTAGAGTGGTATCGCAACGCCAGCGTGCCTATCACACACAACGAGACCGGACGAGTAACACAGGACACTTATAACTGCGTATTGGCGAAGAAAAAGGCCACGTTAGCAGTTAAATAACTGTATGGACATCAAAGACTTAAAGAGGCTAGCAGGCGTTAAAGACACACCTGATATGGGAGAAAACATATCTCATACAGCATCTGAAAAAGCGGCCTATCAACGTAAACATAATATTAGACCAGGTGATAAAGAGTGGTTCCAGTTGTGGTTTTCACAACCTCACTTAACAGGTGAGAACCCAATGCCCAAAGGTAAGTAATGGCACAAAAATCATTAGACGGTGTATTAATTAAAAAAGCTCACAAGAAGATGAGCTACACTGTTGAACAGATAGAGGAGTTCAAGAAGTGTGCTGATCCTAAAACAGGTCCTAGATATTTTCTAGAGAATTTCTTTCACATACAGCACCCTACCCGTGGTGGTATCAAGTATGATCCCTATGAATACCAAGAACGCTTGATAGACACATATCACAACTATCGCTATTCAATATCAATGATGCCTAGGCAGACGGGTAAGTCAACATCAGCCGCGGGTTACTTGTTATGGTATGCCATGTTCGTTCCTGATTCGACTATCTTAATCGCCGCACACAAGTTCTCCGGAGCACAAGAGATCATGCAACGCATACGTTATGCCTATGAGGAATGTCCTGATCACATCAGGGCAGGCGCCGTCAGTTACAACAAGGGTAGCATAGAGTTTGACAACGGAAGCCGTATAGTCTCGGCGACCACAACTGAGAACACTGGTCGAGGTATGTCCATTTCGTTGCTATACTGTGACGAGTTCGCTTTCGTGAGACCTACCATAGCCAAGGAGTTCTGGACCTCGATATCACCCACACTGGCAACGGGTGGTAAGGCCATAATAACATCCACACCCAGCAGTGATGAGGATCAGTTCGCACTGTTATGGAAGGGTGCGAACAAGACAGAAGACGTCAACGGCAATACGACAGAACTGGGAATAAACGGCTTCAGGGCCTATAGGAGTTACTGGAAGGAACATCCGGACAGGGACGACAAGTGGGCAGACGAGGAACGTGCCAAACTGGGCGAGGAACGTTTCCGCCGTGAGATGGAGTGCGAGTTCATCAACGTGGACGAGACATTGATCAACCCCATATACTTAATGGATATGGTGGGCATAGAGCCCACGGATAGGACTGGTCAGGTTCGTTGGTACGGCACTGTGGTTCCCGATCACATATACACCGTGGCCTGGGACCCAAGCCTAGGAACGGGAGGAGACTATGCCGCAATGGAAGTGTTTGATGCTACTACCATGACGCAGTTAGCAGAGTGGAAACACAACAAGACTCCCATACCTGAACAGACCAGGGTGTTCTCGGACATAATCAAGCACTTGGCTGACAGGGGAGTCGACTCAAACAATGTCTACTTCTCCGTTGAGAACAACACCATCGGCGAGGCCGCACTGATATCGATAGCGGACTACGGTGAGGAGAACATCAAGGGACTGTTCCTGTCAGAGGACAAGAAAGCGGGACAGGGAAGGCGTTTCCGCAAGGGATTCAATACCACGAACAAGACCAAGATAGCGGCCTGTGCCAAGATGAAGACACTGATAGAGTCAGGCAGGCTCAAGATACAGAGCAAGGCCCTGATCAGCGAGCTCAAGCAGTTCGTTGCCTCCGGAACCAGTTACCAAGCCAAGTTGGGAGAGCACGATGACTTAGTGATGTCTACAGTATTGGCAGTGAGAATGATGCAACAGATACAGCAGTACCACAAGGATCTGGGCGAGAACATGACAGATCACACAGATGTTGACGTTGAACCGTTGCCATTCATAATGTTTTAGTTTAGATAAATACTCGTAATATGATATCCACAGACCAAATTAGACAGAATTTATACGATTTATTGGCAGTCAAAAACTTTGATGTCATGACTCGCGATGCCAAAGGCAAAGAAACAGGTGATGCCAAAGAGGCAGACCTATTCACATTTGATTATAAAGTAGGCGACACTAACTATGGAACGGTAGTCATAACCATAACACCTGAGGGAACATTGGAAGTGTTCTACGGTGATAGGTTAGGGCGTTCCATGGAGATGAATGACAAGGCTAATTGGTACGATTTCTTGTATCAACTAAGACACTTTAGCCGCAGGAACATGATGGGATTTGAACTCAAACACATGAACAAATTAAAACATGCAATGAAGTCCATGGCCGCAGTCACTGAATCTAAATACTACGGCTACAAGAACACATCATACACGAAACCAACCAAAGAAGCAAAACTTAAGATCGTTCACTCTAAGCCAATCGATGAAGAACAAGGCGATGCCCGTTATAGAAACGTGGCGAAACTTTATGTTGAGACAGCAGAGGGAGAGAGATTTAAGTTGCCCTTCACTAAGTTATACGCAGGTCGTGCCATGGCAAGACACTGTTCAGAGGGCGGTTTACCATATGATGAGTTTGGTGCTTACATCTCAGAGATGGTTGATGACATCAAAGTATTAGAACAGTTCTTACGTTCAGCTCGAGGTAAAGAGTGGACAGACGCAGGTGCTGATCTAATGGTTGAGACTGGTATCAGACACTTGGCTAACTTGAAAAAGAAAGTCAAGAAGATGATCGGACGTCGTGGATATAGAGAGGAACTAGACGCATTTAGTCCTCAACAAGAACAAGAACACAGTGAAACCACTGACAAGATCAGAGAGATGTTCACACAAACATTATTAGACACTAGAATTGAACAGGCGATTCCAGTGCTTAACAAACTAGAGGCGAGGGACTCTGTTATGAAAGAAATACAAGAATTCAGTAGTTGGGCTGATGAAACGACCCAATTAGACCTAGGTGAGGGCTTTGATCCTGACTCATGGGAAGGTGAGATGGAATGGGAATACGCAGGTGACGATGGCGAGCCAGGTTACGGTGGTGTACGCTACACAGTGGTCGTTGACCATGAGCAGAATCGTGCGTTCGTAGATCCCAAATCGTTACAGGGTTGGTGTCATGGTGACGGCAACAACAAACTGACAGACGAATGGTGTACACAGATGGTACAGCCAGGTGGTGAGTTACACGACGAAGCATTACAAGCGGCCCAGGAAGATGTGGACGCAGAATGGGCTGAACGTGATGTTGATGTTCCTGCTATGGAAGAAGGCAAAATGAAAGGC